GTCCGACTAATGTATTAGTAAAACTTCTTTCAATTCTTCTTGTAACTCTTGTTCTTGTCTCTGTGACTCTAACTTGGTGGAATCTCTGTCCGTGGAAATGACCTCTTCTTCTAAATAGTCTTCCTGCTGCTCTAGTTTCGAGACGAGAATGAGAATGAGATCTTCCTCTGACTGCAGTGTTTGAAACTACATTTGATTGTTCTACCCATCTTGCACCAGTTGACTCAGTTCTAACATTATTAACATATACTGTTCTTGTCCAGTTATCAGATGGAGGATCTAATTTTATTGCTCCAGCAAATGCAATAACATTAAATGGGTTTACATTTTCAACACCAGTTGCTTGTGGGTTTTCAATCCAATCAACTTCCTCATAATCTAATGTTATAAAATCTCCAGTTTTCTTACAATTAGGATCTAATAATTGCAAGTTTGAATTTAAATCAGCAGTTTCAACATTTATCGCAGTGTTTAATGCTAGTTCAGGATTCATTGACCAAAAATCAATCGCACTGATTAATTCTTTCTGTACAGTATCAATATCACATCTTGAACCACTATCAGTTGTAAAGTCAATAAAGTCTCTATTTTTGAAATCATTGACAACAAAACCACTCTTAAATCTATTCAATCCATCTGCATCTTTAACTTGGAAAGAGTTTGTATCTAATTCAAGTGCACTTAGTGATGTGATTTGTTCAAGATTTTCAATTCTCTTTTCAAGATTTGCAATATCACGCATTGTAAACCTACGATTATCACGCATTCTAATTTCAGGTTCCTGTTTAGGATTATACAAATATGGTGGTAATATAATCGTTGCTATCTCCATTGCACTGGTATTACTTGATGGAGGAACAGGATTCTCTGCCGATACACCTTGTATTATTGTTACAGTTTCATCTTTATCAATTACTAACTTATCAATTCTACCAAGGTAGTAACTGTATCCCATCAAAGAACTCTCATTTGGTGCGATAACAAACGGTGTATTTGATTCAAATGTACGACTACTAAAAGCAAATGGTGAAACTGCTGTTCCATCTGGTACAAACTTGTTAACTCTAGGTCTAAAATCAAGAATATCTGATGCTGCTGATTCTCCAACTATTGGTAAATCTGTAGCGTATCTATCTTCTCCATATGAGTTGACTGTGAATATATCACCACTATTACCACTCGCAACTTGATATTGATCAAATATAATTAATAATCTTTTTGAAGGTATTGCAGAACCTTGATTTCTCAATATCGCTGAATAATCACAATACTGTTCTTTGTGACCTTTATCTAAAGTATAATTTTCAGTTCTATCAATATAATTACCAATCTCTACAGATTGTAAAGTAGTCTCAATAGCGGATTCTTTAAAATTAACAACCTCCCCTGCTTGGAACTTACTATCATTTAAATAAATGAATGTAACATCGTTCACATTACGATCAACTAATTGACCTACTGCTCTACTGTCTTTTCCAACAATGAGTTCACCAACTATTGAATTTGTATTAAAATTTAATCCAGAAACAAATTTTAATTTATCTAATACAGGAGCATTTGTATCCTTAGATTCAAGAATTGCTACTACTTCAACAACATCAGGAACATTTAATGATATTTCACTATCTTCTACTCTTAACCCATAAGCACCACTTGGTTCTAGTAAACTTGCTAATGTAGAAACACCAACAGTTCTAGTAACCTCAACTTTTTGACTTCTTACATAATCTTTAGTTTTGTTAGTAAGACCAAGTTTTTTAAGAGTTACATTTACAACTGCACTTCCACTTGATTCTTTTAATCCACTAAAAGTAATAACATTTCCATTATTTGTTATTTCTACTTGGTCATCTGTTAATGGTTCTGTTGAACCATCAGAGTATGTAATAGAATATCTCTCTGCATCAAATGGTTCAAAAAATACACTAGTTATACCAACAGAGGTTTGTAGTCCTACAGATGAAGAGAATGTTATTGTATTTGTGTTTATATTCGCAGGACCACCAGTAATTTGTTTTGTAATTATAAGATTAGAGTCTGCAAGATTAACATTTGATATATTTTCTTTTGGTAATGGTGTAAATATTCCAGATCCATCAAGATTTTGAACTATAGGTGTTACAAGTCTAAATGGAGATGATGTAGATATACCTGAAGCGAGAACTTCACCTCTATTAACACCAGTATGAACTCCAACAGCACCTAAAGTAAGTGTTTTACCATCAACGGAAATATTAGTGATTTTATTATAAACAATGTCTTCAAAATCTCCTCTTTGATATGCAATTATTGCATCTGTATGAATACCTACTTTCGCAGCAAAATTACGGTTATTAACTGTTGCAGTAGTGCCTGTGATGTTTAACTGATCAGTTAATGAAAATCCTGATAATGTTTTTTCATATAAAACAGTATCTGCACTAAAGTTAGATAACAAACCAGAATTTAATGTATCTGAATCCTGAAAAACTGATTTTATATCATCAACGGTATATGCAACAATTTCTTTAATTGAGACATCTGCAACTACAGATCTTTCATTTATTACTAATTGCTCACCTAATATAAATTTACCTGTTGTTTCTGATACTGCTATTTCATTTACACCAGTTGAACCTGCATCCAGTGCAGCATATCCAATAGCTCCACTTGCTTTACCTCTAACTCTCGAACCCTTTATAACATTTCCATTAGTAAAAGAATTGCATTTTAAAACTGTAAATGTTTGAATATCATACAAATACAAATCAAATTGTGTATTTGAGTCACCATATGATGCATCAGTTAAATTAAATGAGTATACTCTGGCATCTCCAATTTGAGAACCAGCAATTTCTTCGTTTATAGCAGAACTATTACTACCACTTACTTTACGTGATTTACTTAATTTAATAGTATTTGCAGTTCCACCACCAATATTAATAAACGGAGTTCCTTGAACATTATTAACACGAAGCATACTACCCATTTCAAATGGGATAGAAGCAAGATTTACTGTCTCAATGTCTCTTGGTTTGTCAACATCAAGCACTGTAGTTCCAGTTAAATCAACATCAAAACCCTTAACATATGCACGACCTGGTGAAAGTTTTACACAAAATATATCATCACTTGGAACATTACCTTCATCAGTGAGTCTATTTTCTGTGAAAAGACCATCATTACCTATCTCATCATTTAAAGATTCTTGAATATCTACACGGAATGGTTCTACCGAATAATCTCCAGATTCATCAAATGTTCTTTTAGCAAAATATTTTTTAAGTTCACTATAAGTTGATGTATCTTGTAATTTTTTTATTTCGCCAGTATCAACTCTTAATAATTCTACAAAGTTTGTATCTTCATAGTCTGTTAATGCTTTTTTAGCAAGTTTTACTGAAATTTTAAATCTATCTGCACCTGGTGCAGCGAAGTTTGTAAATCCTTTTGCATTATCATATAATGATGCATCATCATTTGAGTTTATAACTTCCTCAGAAATATCAAAACCAACTCTGTATGAAGGTGAGGTTGAGTATGGTTCTAGTATAATAAGTGATGATGGAACATCAACAAAACTTCCACGCAAGAAGTAAATACCTGCATTCACACCAAAAGCAGTACCCGTTGCAGTTGCTTCTTCTGATACTAGTGTTAATATGGTTTCACCAATAGTTAATGTTGTATTACCATATGTAAGAGGTTCTTCTAATACTAATATTTCACCATCAGGGAAAGCATTACTCTCACCATCTGTTCCAGATTGTTGATATTTGATAAAAATTGTAATATTATCAACACCTTCAGCAGGAGGTAAAATATAATTTTTTATTGTTGCGACTGTTCCTGAAGTTTGACCTCTAACTCTTAAACCTTTACCACCATTAGATGCTATTATTTCATTTAAATAAACTGAAACATCAATGCCAAGATGCGAATCGTTTATTTTTGCAGCGAAATATGAATTATCAAGTTCAATGTTACCTGGAATAACCATTGAACCTTCTTTGAATATATGCTTACCAAAAGATTCTACCTGATTCTGTAAGAGGGACTGTAAACCAGTTAGTTCTCTTGCTTGAACTGGATATCCAGGTTTAAACAGTATTTTGTAAAAATTATCATCCTTATTGAAATCATCATAATAAGGTGATATATTTAAGTTGGTCTTTTGTGGCATTTTAGAATTCTAGTATGATTTTAATATCTTCCTTTTGACGGGAGTTCCTAACAATTAATGGTCTGTTATCCAAGTAAACTACTTCTCCCGACCCTTTATTTATCTCAGAATTGGATAGTCCTGAAATAAAGTTCACTCCTAAGTTAATTAATTTATTGCCAGTTGGGTTTGTAGTGATTCCAGAAAAATTACGAGATATAGCACCAGCAAAGAATGATGACTTACCTTCAATATTATTAGCACCAACTACCGATTCAAAATCATAAATTCTACCAGCAGTTGAAATACCAGCATAATCGGTATGATCATAGCTCGTCCTATTGAAATTCAATGAGCGATCTCTAAAATATTTTAGTACTTTTGTTTCAGAATCATAAGATGCACAATATGCAGTTGCAACTTTTCCTGTATTTGGTGATATTGTCAAAACTTGTTTGATTTCTTCACCAACTTGAGGAACACCAGTTACAGTATCAAATTTAATTGCTTGTAAAGACGAATATGTATTATCAGTGTAAGTTACTGATGTACCCACCTTAGTTGGATTTTTTACCACTCCAACTTGTGAAAATTTAGTATCAATTGGAAAATCTTTTGTTGAATCATCAAATCGAGCATAAACAATAACTCTATCAGTTCCTAATTCAGTATATACATCATGACCGTGACCTAAACCTGGTGGAATTATTGGAACTAATTTAGCACGACCAGTTGAAGTACTAACACCACTACTTAATGTACCTAAATCAACTATTCCATAACTATATCCCTTACCTCCAGCACTTACAACTGCATCTGTTATTGTTCCATTTACAACATCAACTCTTGCCTTTGCACCTTCTCCATCTCCAATTATATCAACTTCTTGACTTAATCCATTTGCATATCCACTTCCAGCACTTTCAATATAAATGTGTTTAATTTGATTTTGATTTACAGAGGAGTCTCCATTTTCACGAACTGATCTAATTTGAGAATCTTGGCTAGATGTCCAACCATTTGGAACAGTAATAAATTCAGTTGAGTCAAATTTAATAATGTCACTAGGTGAAACAGTGAAAAGATACTTCCAAAGATATCCGTCACCGCTATTTCCTGCCTTTGAGGGTTCCAAGTCCGTGAAAGTGGGTTCATCTTGGGAGACATTTCCAAGCGGGTTAGAACCTGTTGATCCATTATCAATACAAACGTAAACTTTAAAGTCGGAATTAAGTACGTAGTAGTTCGCATCATATAATCTATTTGCTTGTGTTAAAGGACTTGGATTTTCTACACTATAATCATCTCTATAAATTTCATATCTACTTCCTGATACCCAATCAACTCTTCTTATAATTCTTCTAATATTTGATGATGCTATTTTTTTACCATACATCATCGTATCACCTGTGTGCTTACGATATGAAAAACTATCTGTTGGTGCAGGAGTTGTTGTATTCCAATCGGAAGATCTACCATATCCAACTAAAGTGCCTGTACCAGCAGGATTAGGTAGTCCAATAAACACGTAATATGAATTATTTGTATTTTCTACTGACTCAACAAAGTTGTTAGCATTCAGAATTCTAAATTGATCAGTAATTATCGCTGACATTGTTAATTAACTTTTTCTTTTTATTTATAGAGGTAATAGAATCAAATTCCAGCAACCCTAATTGCACCTGATGATCTTAGACCTCTCAGAGACCCTACAGTGTAATTCTTTCTCTGTATGGTTGGGAATGTTGTCAACCCAGAATTGATTGTTAATCCAGTAACACCAATAGAAATTGGACTGGTATTTCTTGATGCATTATATAGTCTACCCCAAGTAATTCGACCTAAATGTGTAGCAATACCTGGATTGCTATTATTGAAATTACCTGTAACAGCAATTCCAAGAACCGATGAAGTGCTATTAGTATGAATATTACAAGTAATCTCACCTGCTTCACCTAAAGTTGAGACTGCGTTAACTTTGTAAATATTATCAACAAATGTAGTTCCAATACCAACAACTGATGAATCTTGAGAATCAACTGATGTAACACCGTTTCCAACGGTTGTATCAGTAATGAATACTGGATAATTTACAAGTAATCCATTTGCTGCCTTATCTGCTCTAAAGAAGAACTTAAGTGCAAGAGGATGACTTCCTGTACCAGTTGTTGTACTGATACCAGTTATAATACCAGTAAATCCTTCTACATTACTAATTGCTGTTAATTTTTCAGTTTGGAATGTTGGAAGTTCTACTAATACTTGTGGTGGAGTATATGCTGAGTAACCTAAACCTGGATTTGTTATTGTTGCTCCAGTTATAACACCATTTGTTATTATTGCAGTTGCGACTGCTGTAGTTCCTACTCCCACACCAATTATTGGTGGAGAACTTATTTTAATTGTTGCAGAACCACTATATCCTGAACCACCACTTGTTATATCAAGAGACGAAATGGTACCTGCAGCAGAAACAAGAGCAGTTGCAGCAGCACCCACACTAATTTCACCAGAGGTTATCAAAGCGTCAACAGTACTAAATGATAAATTATAATCACCATCAGACTCATCTGGATTAGTAGAGGTTAAATGATCACCTTTTTCATAGAAGAATACCTCTGCATCATCAACAAATATACCATTAGTATTTCCTTCGCCAGAAGTTGAAGATAAATCACCAATAATCTTAGCAGTTGGATAAACTTGAGGTTCAAGTATTTCCCTTGACTTATCAATTTTCTTACCATTTAGTACAATATCTACTTTTTGTTTTGTCCATCTAAATGGTTTACTATTATT